AGCACGTTTACTGCAAATGAAACAGAGAAGGTTACTGCATACCTCAGTGATACAGGTCGCACATTCCAACGTATCAATGCAAATGGACTGAAGGCGTTTCTACGTCTACAGGACAGTATGACAGGTAATCTTGCTGGTGCATCACTCAAGACATACAACAACAGCATGGTCCGTAAATGTCAGAAGATCACTAACCCTGCCGCACATGCAAAGGGATATGAGGATTGGGTCAGAATGCACTTTGACAAACAGATTGAGAAGGCAAAGAGCCCTGCTGGTAAGAAGAAGTATCAGGACATGCAGAAAGAGTATGTTCGTGAAGTCAAGAAACACACCAAGAATCTAGGCAACATCATTCAGTTCCAGAACCATCTTGTTGACGCAAAACAGGTCATCGTAGATAAGTTGAACTCAGTTCGTCAGATGACTGATACGTTCATTCGCACTCCCAATGGATACAAGGTGACTAACCCAGAAGGTTACGTTGCAATTGATCGTGTAAAAGGAAATGCGGTCAAACTTGTTGACCGCATGGAGTTTTCCTTTAACAATTTCACCGCCATCAAGGCGTGGGATCGTTAATAGAACTATCTGTTTTGTGTGGTTTCCTTGCAGTTCCACCCATAGGAATAATAGACCTCGGTTTTCTAGAGAATTCCCTACTAAGATAACAACTAGTAGTTTCTGTATCTACATGGATAGGTTTAAATCCGTGAAAGTGAATTGGTATATAGTCCTGTTCGTCTAACAACTCTTTAGTATTCCTGTGCCAATCAGAATTATCCAAAATTATAATTCCATCATGCCGTAGTTTTTCTACTGCTGGAAGAACACAGTCATATCTGGTATCTCCGTCAATTATAATAACATCAAAAGACTTATCAATTTTATAAATTGATGATGCGTACTCTTGCATGTTCTGTTCATGTATAATATTGTCGTTTGATATCCACTTAGATGAACTTTCTACGCCATAACAATTTGCACCCATCCTATTCCAAAACTTGCTACTATACCCGCAACCATATTCGAAGACGTTTGCTCCTGACCAATCAATTGAGTTGATCCACTCATAACATGGATATGTGTACAGTGGCATGATATCACCATTATTGTCTACAGGCACGTTATTTCTGGCAGACTCCATAAATCCATAATCTGTTCTAAGTTTATGGGATAGAAATGTCAGATATAATTCTTCAATTGGTAGGTGAACTCCAGCAGAACTAATAGTTCTAGACATAATGCAGATAACTCCCTATAATATATTTTGGTTTGTCTACAGGAATTTCTCCAGAATGTGGATGTGTCCAGAAAGGTGGGAATACTAACATATTTCCTTGAATACAGTTTGAAATTACTAAATCATCTCCAAACTTTATAATGGTTTGTCCCTTTGCATTATTATCAAGATATATGAAGAAAACAAGAAAACGTCTTGCACTACTATAGTTATTGACATCGACATGCAAATCAAATCTATCATCACAGTTTGGCATGTATCTTTTTATTCGTATTGACTCAAAACCGTACTTTTTGGGCCAAGATGGTTGATACTGTTCTTTGTATAAAGATACATATTTCATCAGTGTGTTGTATGATGTATCTACTTCTTCTACCCAGTTATTCCATCGTGGGTCCATGATATTAATTTGAGTAAATGAAAAGTTGTTTTGGATTTGAACATCATGTTGATGCACATTATCCTCAAACTTGTCAATTACTCTTTTACAGAAATCAGTATCAATTACGTTCTCGTATATTTGAACGTAGTTATCCATATTTAAATTCTTTTCCTGCTGCCTCTTCTAGTTGAGTCATCACATCTTCAGTGAAGTATGTCTCAGGGTCATTCAGAATAGTCTTACCAAACTGCTTGGAACCATCAGGTAGTTCGTACCGTGTTGATACCTTCTTGAAGATTTCATACTTCTCAGCAAGTTCCAGCAGACCATAGTACTTGTCCAACCCAGTGGAATAGGACAGTCTTACGTCCACCATCTTGTTCTCAATAGTCAGACGAGACTTGTGGTTCTTGCAGTGAATGATGTTACCCACAACCTCACTACCATCCTTGTCCTTCTTCTTGGACAGATAAACGATAGATGATGCTGCATACTTCAGACCAGAACCACCACCCATTTCCTTTGTTGGGAACATAGAACCCACAACGTCATAGGTGTGGTTGGTAACTACCATAGGAACCTTTGCCTTACCCAGTTTCAGTGTCAGAACACGGAACGCAGCCTTGAGGACTTGTGCTCGTGTCATGTCACGAGTCTCCTTACCCTCTGCTGTATCCTCTACCTCTTTAGTGGTAGACAGCATTCCCAGTGAGTCGAGACAGAGCATCATCTGTGGACGGTCACCCTCTGGTTTCGATAGATGGTCATCCAGAACACGGATTGCCTGTGTCCGAAACTCCTGTACAGTGGTGACGGGCATGATAACCATACGCTTGGGGTCAATACCACGATCAACCACCATTTGACGTGTGATTGCACTTTCACTCTCAAAGTACAGAACACCAGCATCAGGATTCGCATCAAGGAAGTTCTTGACCATACCCATAAGAAAGAATGTCTTACCTGTTGCACTCTCACCAGCAATCGCAGTGATCTTGTTAGATGGTAGTCCACCATATAGACTACCCGACAGAAGTGCATTGAAGATGTATGAACCAGTGTCGATAAAGTTCTCTACATCACCAGCCTCTACTCCATCATCTACGATTGCAGCGTACTCGTTTCCTGCTGCCTTGATTGCATCCTGTAAAAAATTACTCATCCGTGCCTCCTTTATAAATCAATGTTTCTTCTTCCATTCTCTGTTCAATGATATCAACTAGAATATCACCAATCAATGTAAAGAAATCCTCATCGAACTCATCGCGAGGAATGTTGTTGTTGTCTTCTATATTGTAGTCAAAAGAGAGTTTAGCTAATCCCTCTGGTGTTGGTTCTGGAACACTAATGCGTCCATATGAATATATTACACCAGAGAACTTGTGGTCACCACGCAAGAGAACCGATGCTTGAGCATCACCCTCTCTTGATACATACTCCCATGTGCTTGGATTAATTCTTGGTATGCTCATACTTGCCATCCTTCTCCAAAATCTGTGTTATCGAACACGGGTTCGTTAAACGTGTCCTCTTTCTGATTGCTGTCAACCAGACCTTCCTGCTCACTCGCATCTAGGTCATGCAGACGCATCTTTGCACGGTCGATACCGATAACAAATCTCTTGTTCATGGTTGGATCATTGTATCGGTTCTTCAGCTGTTTGACTGCGATTTGGTTTCGTTCCTCAAGTTCCTCACTAGAAATAAGCGCAAACATGAGGTCAGCCGTAGCAGGAAGACCGAAAGATTCACTCGTGTCTTCCAGACCCACATCAGTGTTGGAGTACCCAGAACGAGTTGTTTGTGTTGCCGACATAATCGGGACATTTGTCTCAACTGCGAGTCCCCTAAGTTCTTCTGCAATTGATTTAATATACATGTAAGAGTTAACATTTGCCGCTCCTTTGAATCTGCTTGACGCACAGATATTCAAATAATCAATAAAGATAATGTCTGGTTTGAATGACTTCTTGACTGCGAGTTCCTTTATAAGACCACGAAAGTGTCCAGAGTGTGCAGAGGCAGTTGGATACTCTTTGATTACCAATTGACCAGTGGTGTTCTTGATGATCTTATTGATCTTGTCATCATACATCTGCTTTGGTAGACTATGTAGGTCTTCCATAGAGATGTTCATGAGGTTTGCATCAATACGTTCTGCGATACGTTCCTCTGCCATCTCCAGAGAGATATACAGGACGTTCCTACCTTGGTTCATACAGTTCGCTGCCATATGACACATGAACAGAGACTTACCCACACCAGTTCCAGCGAGGGCAATGTTTAGTGTCTTGGGTGGTAGTCCACCTTTGGTGATACGATTGAAGAAGTCAAGGTCGAAGGGTATCTTCTCCTCTACCGTGTGATAAAATTCGAACCGTGATTCTGCATCCAGTAAGTAATCATGACCAACAGAATTATCAAATCCAACGGCCAGAGCATCAGTGAGAATGCTCGGAATAGCATCGACATTTCGATTCTTATCCTTTCCATCAATAATCTGAATGCCTTCAACAATTGCATTGTATACCGCCTTATCCTTACAAAATTTCTCTGTAGTCTCTACTAACCACTCTAAATTCGCATTTTCAGTCTTTTCAAGACTCTTAACTACATCAATTACCGCCTTGACATCTTGTTCGTTCAAGTCACGGCGACTGTCGATTTCAATTTCAATAGAAGTCTTATTTGGTAGAGTGTTGTATTTCTCTACAAACTTCTGTATCTCTTCAAATACAATACGCTCACTACGGTCAGAAAAGTAGTCTCCCCGCATATGGGGGAGCACCTTCCTCGCATAATCTTCATTTGCGATCAACTCAGATAGAGCTGTCCTCTCAATAGTTTGCAATTATGCTGCCTCCTCGAAATATAGTTGTGACACCTTGATCCCACACTTCTCAAGAAACTGAAGTCCTTCCTTTGATTTGTACGGATGAGCGTATACAACCTCAATTACTCCAGCAGAGTATAACAACTTTGCACAAGAAAGGCAAGGTGCATGTGTAATAAATGCCACAGAACCTTCACCTGACTCATTTGATCTCGCAAGTTTTGCAACCGCATTTGCCTCTGCGTGTATCACTTCTGGTTTGGTTATAAACTCTACATGGTCATGTGTGCCATCACCTGTTGTGAATTCATTCTCACACTCATTAGACCAACCGCTTGGTGTTCCGTTGTATCCGATACTTATAATACGATGGTCCTTGACTAGAACACACCCCACCTTTAAATTTTTTGCCGTGCTGCACATCGCGTAGGCGTATGCCGCCCGCATATGAGCATATCTGTGTTTAGGTTTCATATAATTCATACTCATAGTTGTCAGTTTCTTGGTTCTCGCTTAAGATGAATGCACCATTGCGAAGATGAAACTTACGAGCCATCTCAGTCTTGGGGGATAACGTTACCAAACGATGAAATTTATTGTCCCACGCATAATCCCGCAGCTCATTTATGATGTCTCGTCCCGCGCCCTTGGTATAGGACCACACTGTATATGCGATACAATTGTCCCCCTGTGGATGTGAGTACAGGGCAAGTTCTCTTACAGTTTTTGGAATGTCTGTTGTAAATGCTGTGCATACAATGGCGGTAGGTTTATCCTCGCCAATGTAGAACATCTCGCCCACAGACTTGCGAAATGCATATGATAAAGAAGGACGAACAGGATCGTCCTTCACAAAGGTTTCATCACTAAGTACCTTGATCAATTCAGTCTCCCAGACTGTCTCAATAGGTATGCCAGTACATTAGACCAGTACTGAATACCCCATTCTGATTTAGTTCGTGTACAGTTGTCTAGCGCCGACGCCGCATTTGCTATAAGGCGTTCCCAGTTCATTCTCTTGCAACCTCTCAACCATATCACCAAACATGGTGAACATATCTTTAACCTTCGCAGACTTGTCTGCTTGTGGTATGCAGATTGCCTCTGCACCCCGTCCTTGTCCCTCGACAAGATTTGCATTCTCCATGCATGTGTTCATGTCTGGCATGTTCACTGCATACTCTGCACCACTCACAAGAGTGACAACTAACAGCGCCTTTATCATACCCCAACCCACTCCAGATAACAATATCCGAATGTAACCCTATTCTCTTTTTCACTAAGGTCTAGGTTACCAACGATATTCATCCGTCGAACAACTGCTGAACTCAGCGCACCCTTCGAATTTGTTTTATATCTCCACATTTTTATCTTTCCTTCTCACTGTGAATTTGCCATTTTCAAACAGAGGTTCATATTTTTCAGTGTTATACTCCAGAATAATTTCGGGAGCATACGTTGTGATTTGTGTCTTACTTGATTTGTACCGGCCAGCTGGTTCCCAGTTCTCCAGTCCCTTTTCAGTAGTTATCATAATAGGTTTCATACTTCACTCCATCCTGTCATTTCACACTTGTACTTAGTCGTTCCAACCAGAACCATGTCACCCACCATTGTGCTGCGACAGGCCTTTCCCCCAAACATGGGAGTCACATCTTCATTCTCCCACCAACCGCAATCAATCGAGTTGGTGCGAGTAAATGCAATCTCACATGCATCAATGTCACTCGTTCCATCAGCGACTTCGACAAGGGCAACGGTGCGAGCGAAGTCTTCCATCGCACCGTGAATAACTGCAACCTTCATCACACAATCTCCACCGGCTTGTTCCACTCACCAATCTTGATATCGTTGTACCAAGAAGTATCGAAATAGTCAGTCATCGCATCACTCCGATCATACCACTTGTCACCCTTCATGGCAGCAAGCAACTCGGTCAGGAACTTCTTGGCAGTACCAGTGAAGTGCTCGTCAATCCAGTAGACATTCACATCACCATTGGCAATCTCTTTCGGAGTGAAGAGTCCAGCAGGAATCTTCCGAAGGGTCACAACCAGAGTGCTGTGATGGTCAACCTTGATGGTTCCCTTCACACCGTACTCGGCAAGAACCGCCTTGATAGCAGGGGCAAGTTCTTTCTTCGTCTCTTTACTCACATAAGCCATTTGTCTTTCCTTCTCTGATTATGTCTAACTATACCACACTCAAACGAATCTGTCAACAATTAATTCCACCTTTTCAAATATTTTTCATAATCATATAATCCTAAACCAAAAACTATGTCTTTGAATAAACGAAGTGTTTTTCTACCACCACCAGGCAAACGTAAAAACTTTATCTCCCATTCTCTCCAACGACTGTCATTGAGCATTTCATCAACAGTTTCAACTTCATGAACCTTTTTATAAACCATTAAGACGTGCATTAACCGTCTATAAGTAGGATTTACTTTTCCCTCTTCATTTAAATCAACTAGTCTTTTTGATTTTGCAATGTCAATCACAGTATCAATTTTCATATTTCATCTCTCTCTGATTATGTCTAACTATACCACACAGGATTCGTTTTGTCAATAGGCAATTATGCAGCAACCGCAAATATTTCTGCATCACTGTCATACAGGTCAAACTTCTTGGAAACCAACTCACGCTTTCCAGACTTGGGGAAGTCGATGAACTTGGAATAGGGTGACTTTCTGGCATACACTACAATGTCCCGTTCCTTGTTGAGTTTGTTCCAAACATACCGTCCACCAGCAGACTGACTTATACCAGCCATCAGGGTGATATCCATCCTCTTCAAGAGGAACTTGTAAATCTTGATTGCAAGGTTGTTCCCCTTGTAACGACTATCGACGCTCAAGAGGTTAACGTGCCATGCACCGCGTTCTTTTGACAACTCTACCTTCGCAGCAATGCGGTGACGAGTTTCCATATCACCATAGGGGGTGCGAACCCTCTTGGTTACGTTGCGGTCATAGACCCACACAGTCATGTATGTGCGTTCTTCTTTCTCAATGTAGATATCATACCCAAAGGCACGGCCAACGAGTTCTAGGTCTTCTGTACTACCATAACCAAGGAAAACTCCCTTGCTCATCGTAATTCGTTCAACCATGCAAACCTCTTGATTTCCGATTATGTCTAATCATACCATGTGGAAAGAGGTTTGTCAACAACTTTTTTCGATTATCTACGCTTTTTTTGCATTTCCCTTGCAATCCATGCCTTTGCACGACTATTCGAAACCTTGTTGCGAAGAAGGCCCTGCACACGTTTCCAGACCTTACCAAATACGTCCTCACCAGCATCATTATTATCCACGACGATCATACCTGACCCAAAGTGGTTGTTGAACTTACCGATGTTGGACTGAACGTCTTTCCAAGACTGAACGACGATGGATTCTGGAACACTTCTAGCACGTTGTGCATTACGAGCAAGTGCAGTGTCCAGTGAGGTGTTTACGAAAATCATATAGGTATCGTAACCCAGTTCTCGTAACTGCTGAGACTGACGAGCAATCTTATCATAGTCCTTGCCAGTCCCATCTATGATAAGTCCAAGGCGTCCTTCAATGTAGTTTGTCTGACGAGCCTTGGTGATTTGTTTTGCACGAGCACGAACCGCATCTCTCTCCCCCTCTTCCTCTGGAGGCATCTTAAGAGATAGACCAGCATCCTTCAACAGTTTCTCGAAAGCATCGTCTGAGTTGACAATCTTGAGTCCTGTTCCTCCAGTAGTGCGCCTGACAACGTATGACTTACCGCTGCCAGGCCCACCCGCTAGGAAAAATGCTTTAAATATGTTGGGATCGTAAACCCCTTCCTGTAGTTCGTGAAAACTCTTCATTTTGCATTTGCCCTTTTCTATATCCTGACATTTCTATGATGTATTTATCATTGTCTGAAAGTGGTTCTAATTCCATTCTACGCTCCTGCCTCTGAAAGTTCAATTTCTTAATGCGATTCTTGGTCTTTGCCATTTTATCTTCCTTTCGCTGTTTGTATTGGGATATAGATTTTTTTGAGATGGGCTTCTCCTTTCTTAGTATAGGTTATCTTCTACGAATGGTACGACCTCATCAACAATTTCTGGATTGTTTGATGAGGGTAGTTTATATGGTAATGAATCTTTGACTGCTTCCATATTCATGACATGTGACTTATCAACCATACTGAAATCGTGTCTCAATTTTGTGATGAGAAACTTTCCCTTGTATATGTTGTCATATTTTTCATCTTTAGTTGTCTTGGTTGATGCAGTGTATGGAAGATTGATATCTACAATATCTCCAGCGGCCACAGCAGTGTTACCATGAACCTGTATGGTGACTGTATAACCAACTTTTAACTGTTCCATTTGTGAGTTTCTTTTTTGAATCCACAATTCTGGTGCATTTGAGGTAAAAACAGGCGAATTAAATTCATCAACTTGAGTATTACTGTTACCAGAACCAGATGTTGGTTGCACAAAAGTTCTTGAGGGAAAGTCAGATATTCTTTTATTGTCTTTAGTAATGATTACATCACTAACAATTGGGAAGTCGTCCAAGTTGTCGCCTCTAAATTTATTATTCGTTGACTCAATATGGTGTTCATTTTTAAAATTATCAATATAGTTATATGTATATTTTTGATAACTTTTAGAAATGATATCGTGAACGTAGAGTCTTGAAGCGTAAGTTCCCATTCTACTTGTTAATAGACTGTCTTGAGTACTGACAATATTATATTCTAAAAGGGATGCCATATCTGCTGCAATATCTACTGCACCCTTTTTACTCCGTGTTCCAGCAACAATTGACTCATATTTCATAACACTAGGTTGTGCGTACATGCTTGCAAGTGACCTAAAGTGATAACCCTTGGTTGTCTCATAACAAAGATAACATGGGTCATTGTGTTTTCTAGAGACAGCGTTGTACATCAAATGACGAATAAAATCAAACGGACGTTGATTTGGTGCAACGAGTTTCTTGATATCAGCAGTTGGTTCAATGAATAATTTCTTGCTCGTTCCAAGAATATTTTGGTATATAGATTTTACTATGTCTGAGGTGCTGCCCGTTAAACTTTGGTTAACCCGAACTCTCTGGTCAACCAAAAGTTCCCGTGATACAAAATTTACTGAGTACGCCTGAACACCAGCACCAGTATCCACGCGACTACTGATATTTGTGACGTTTAAAGCGTTCTTTGTGAAGTCCATTACAACCTCTTCACCCTGTGCAGAGGCGGTTGCTAACTTCAACAACAAATATTCCTGACCAATTAATGGAAAGAAAGAACCAAGGTTAATAGCATCTTGAACAATTACAGAACCAGTGAGGGTAAACTTATTGATATCTTCAAAAATTGTGACACTCAACGTTGAAAGAGTTATATCTACAACTTCACCAGATGATGATACCAGTTTGGCTTCTCTTAATTCAAATTGTCCGGCACGAAAAATACCAGCCACTATAGTATACTCCTCCCAATTAGTTCCTCAAATTCAGTTACGAATTCAGTAATGTAAATGGGATCAATCAGTTTTATTCGTCGTAATTCGTCTTGAAGTTCTTGTTCGTACTCTCTATTTGTAATTGCTGTTGCGGTTGGATAATCTGTGTTGTCTGTTCCAATGTTAATCTTGATGGTAGTGTCACCAGAAGATTGAGAAATCTCATAGTGATGAATACCATCAACATTAGTGTACTTGTCGTTGAGATGTGCGAGGAATTGGCGAGTGCTCATGGGCCATTGATGATAACGATCAACGACATCATTTAGTAGTAGAATAGTCCAATGAAGTTCTGGATCACCATATAACTTATGTGCAATCATCTCTGGTGTCTCACCGTTCTTGACATCATAGGTGTCGAAAAATGCGATGTTTGATTTCAACTTCGCACGAACTGCAACTCTACGCAAAAGGTTAGTGACCACCTTAAAGTTGTTATCGCCTGCTGCATCGTATGGAATAACAGGAAAGTTAGCAAAATACATTAGAAACCCTCCTCAATCTTATCACGATACATGATGTCAATTTCTGTAAACTTGAGTGATATAGACGTTCTTTGTGGTGGTGGTGAACCAGATGCATCTGGTTCGAAAGCAGTATATCTGTCACCACCATATTGAACATCCATACCAGTGAGTCGTGCAGTACCGATTTTGTTTAGATGCAGATTCTCCTGACCCCTGTACATATACTTGATATCAAACACATCAGGAATATCTAGTTCTCTAACATTTTCAGAACCAAAAACATTTGTTTTTCCGATGTTAGATGTCATATGTACTTTAAATGCCTTAACGATCTCTCTAATTGTTTGCGCTTCTGACTCACTCTTTGGTATCATGGTAAAATCAAAAGAAAATGATCTTCTACCAAGACCCTCAAACATGAGTTCCATTCTTGGTGTTACAATCTTTCCTCTCTCAATTGCGACTAGTGCTTTCGAACCCTTCGCAACATTATCCAATGCAGATAGTCCAACCTGTTTTGCACCCTCAATCGCCGCATTACCAACAGTGCTTCCAATGCTACCAAGAGTTGCCGTGCCCGCAAATAATTCTCTTATAACTTTACTACCAGCCTCTGCCATCACACCAATTTCTTGGTCTGCATATTTTGCCTCATATGATACACTAACCTGTGGTGGCATGTACAGTGCGATTGTTTGGACAAGTTCTGTGTAGGGTTTTCTGGATAGTGAGAGTGCTCTAGAACTCTGGTCCTTCTTTATATTTTCTCGCATTATTTCACGAGAATTTATGAAAGTATCCCTACTAAGTCCTTGAATGAGTTGTTGTCCAACAAGATTTCCAGCTTTGGATACAAGGTCGCCAAGATTATTTTGTGATGCGAGACTTCTTACTGCGGGAGATAGAGTACCATCTCTTGTACCTGTAGGGTTGTTTTTGAATTTGCCTGGTTTCTGTGAACGAATACCAAACATGATATAGTGACCCTGCATTGGATCAATAGAAACATCGCTTGGATAACTCAAAATAAGGTCTGTTGCAGCAACACTTCTATCCAGAGGTGCGGTATTATTTTGTGGATTATTTCCCCTAAGTCCAGCAGCAACACCTTGAACGACTGATGATACTGCTCTATTTGTTGCAGCAGTTGCAGCAGACTGTGCAACGTTTACAAATGCATCTCTGAGTGACATGTCTAAATATCCTTATACACTTTGAATTATTTATAACGAATGGCATACAAAGGTCGATATACACCAGTGAACCCTAAAAAGTATAAGGGTGATCCACGCAACATAGTCTACCGCTCCTTATGGGAAAGAAAGTTCATGGTGTACTGTGATAACAGTACGAACATTCTAGAATGGGGGAGTGAAGAAATCATTATACCCTATTTATCCCCTTGGGACGGACGTATTCACCGATATTTTCCAGATTTCTACATTAAGGTCAAACAACACGATGGCAGTGTCAAAAAGATGATCATTGAGATCAAGCCTAAGGTGCAGTGCAAACCACCCAAACAACCCAAGAGAAAGACTCAGAAGTATCTAAACGAGGTCAAAACATGGGGTGTCAACTCTGCAAAGTGGAAATATGCGAATGAGTGGTGTTTGGATAGAGGTCTGGAATTCAAGATTTTGACTGAAGACGAATTGGGTATCTCGTATAAATAGTGTTATGGCAGAGAGCAAATACATTCAGTCTGTAAAACAAGCAGCAGGAGGTCGTCCACGTTCCACAGAGTGGTACAAGGACAAGATCAAAGAGTTTGGTACACCAGGCGCACTAGACTTAATTCGTGACGGTAAGCAGGCAACACGCCCATTCTTTGGACGATTGAACATGTTTATCTATGATCCCAAGTTCAAGAAGACGCTTCCATACTATGACACGTTTCCCCTTGTTCTTCCCATCGAAAACTATCCAGATGGATTTCTAGGTATCAATCTACACTACCTACCAATTCCCCTTAGAATTCGACTGCTGGACAGACTTGTAGACTTCTCAAATAACACAAAATTTGATGAGTCAACCATACTCAACGTTAACTATTCGGCACTAAAGAATGTACGGTTAGTTCGTCCTACCATTCACAAATATCTTGCGGGACATGTTAAGTCACGGTTTCGTAGAATTGATGCAGACGAGTTTACAATTGCGACACTACTACCAGTGCAGAGGTTCAAGAAAGCATCTGCATCAGAGGTATGGAAAGAATCTAGGAGCATGGTCTAATGGCTGTAGGACAGAACTTTTTCGAAGGAACCGCAATCGGTGTTCTCAATGATATTCTATCTGCATTTCATTCTAACGAGGGATATGCACAACCAAACCGATACGAGGTGAATATCTTTGGACCAAGGGGAAGACAACTTGGTGGTGCATCACAATTACAGAATCCAAATCTTGGTACAGAAACAACTCTAAATGTAAGAGACATTCAACTCCGTTGTGAGTCTGTAACTCTACCTGGCATCAACTTAGCAACTGTCCAAGACGCAAACATATATGGTCCAACGAGAGATATTGTGGAGGGTGTGACATATGCAGAAGAGGTATCAATGACCTTTGCAGCCAGTTCAGATTTAGAAGAGAGAGTATTTTTTGAGAGGTGGCAGAAGAACGCATACAACCCACAAACATGGAACATTGGGTATTACAATGACTATGTTGGTTCAGTAGAAATCTATCTTCTCGACAAACAGGATCAGAGAAGGTATGGAATAAAATTGTGGGATGCATTTCCCAAGAACATAAACGGCACCGATTTGAGTTACGGTTCCCAGAATGAAAACATAAAGATTATAGTTGGTATGTCTTTTCGATACTGGACGCCATTAGATATCAATGAACAGGCACCAAGTGTCTTGGACAAAGTTATTGATACAGTTGCAGATGGTGTTGAGAGACAGATACTAAGTAATATACCGAAAGTGCTTCGGAGACTATAAAGGATGAAATATTATGGCATTACCAAAACTACAGATACCAGAGTATGAGTTAGTTGTACCTTCAACACAGGAGAAAATTAAGTATAGACCATTTCTAGTAAAAGAGGAAAAAATCCTACTCCTTGCAATGGAGAGTGAGGATGACCGGCAGATAAATGACGCACTCACCAATATTGTTAGTGAGTGTACATTTGGAGCTATTGATGGCAGAACAGCACCAGTGTTTGATATGGAATATGTTTTTCTTCAAGTTAGAGGAAAGTCCGTTGGTGAAACTGTCGAGTTAAATCTCACTTGTCCAGATGATGGTAAAACGAAAGTTCCTGTGAAAGTTGACCTGTCTGAAGTTGATGTGCAAATGAATGTTAACCACACACCAGAGATTGAACTGGCAGACGATATAAAACTTGTTATGGGATATCCTACACTATTCAGTACGCAAAAGTCTGATGATGATTCTGATACGGAGATGGTGTTTAAGTTGATGCAGGGATGTATTTCAGAGATTCATTTTGGTGAGGATGTTTATAAGAGAATCGATATTAGTGATAAAGAACTGGATGAGTTCTTTGGGAGTTTGACATCAGAAATGTTGGCAAAGGTTCAAGAGTTTTTTGAGACTATGCCAAAACTGAGACACATTATTGATATTAAAAACCCAAAGACTAAAAAGAAGAATGAGGTTTTGCTTGAGGGGCTTGGTGATTTTTTTACATAACCATGGCGCATATATCAGTTAAACTGTATTATGAGTTGAACTGGAATATGATGTTTCACCATCACTTTAGTTTGACGGAGATTGAAAATATGATGCCGTGGGAAAGAGAAATTTATATTGGTTTAACTATGAACTATATTGATGAGGAAAACCAAAGAATAGAACAAGAGCAGAGGAAGTTGAATGGCTGAATTAGGACAAGCAAAAGAGTTTTCGGATGCGGTAAGGGCATTTGAAAAGGCATCAAGAGAGTTGGGTCAGAATACTGGCAAAGAGGTTGCTGGTATTATCGGTAAAGACTTAATGAAAGTTACTGACCCATTCGTAAACTCATTTAAACAGATTCCCGGCGTTCAGACATTGGGTAATGTTGGTAAGACATTATTCAATAAAGGATTTGCTGCGCTTAAAGACAAGAGAGAGAAGCAATTACTTGCAGACCGTCTTGGACTCACGAAAAAAGAGTTTCAAATTGCGGAACAAGCGAAAAGGTCTAATGATGCGTTTAAAGAGATGAATGAAAAAATGATGGATGCCGCAAAAAACCTGTTGGGTCTTGATCCCAGTTATCTTGAAAAGATGAATGAAAGAGATGAACAGGGACGATTTAGGTCAACAAAAGAAATGGTTGCTGCAATTGATGCAAACAGAGAGGCATTGTTGGAAGAGGCAAGACAGAACAACATTCTCAATGAAGGCCGTATAAACATGGCAAAGAAGGCACAAGGTAACCGTGCAAAACAAGAAGAGTTAGAAGCAGAACAAGCGGCGAGTGAAAAGAAAAATAGATCACTCCTTGAGAGTATGGTAGATGGTATAACCACACTAAACAAAAGTTTCTTAGCAGGACTGAAAGACAAAGGTAAGTTTGCCCTCGCAGGACTTGCTGCACTTATTGCTGCACCTGTTGTCATGCTTGTAGAGTTCTTCAAATCATTGTCAGTCGAATTTAAATTCCTTACAAAATTAGTAAAGGGTGGATTTAGGAGAGTGACTGCACCACTAAGATTTATTGGAAGGATGTTCAATTCTCTGATTCAGTTAAATAAAACTGCTGGTGCCGGACCAGTGCAGAAAGCAATTCTTGGAATTGAAAAACTTGGTAAAACAATATTCTCTCCATTTCAAAAAATCGGCAATTTTCTACAAACAATAAAAAGCAGTGGTTTGGATAAAGTAAGTAATCTTTTATCAAAAGCAAAACCAGCATTGACGGCTGTTAAAAATTTCCTTGCACCAGTTGGTAAATTTTTCAGCACTATTTTTGGTTTAGGAAAAACACTTATTGGTGCATCACAAACTGCCAGTGGTATTCTTAAGTTTGCTGCTAGTTTCGGTAGAATTTTGGGTAGGCTCTTTCTACCCATAACAATTCTCATGTCTGCATTTGACTTTGTTACAGGGTTCATGGAAGGTTACAAAAAGGACGGTATCATTGGTGGACTAAGGGATGGTGTATCAAAACTGTTTGCAAATCTAATTGGTGCGCCTCTTAATCTGTTAAAAGATGGAGTTGCATGGGTTCTGAAACAATTTGGATTTAATGAATCAGCAGAAGAGTTGAAGAAGTTTGATTTCAAGAAAATTATTACTGATATTATTTCATGGCCATATAATAAGTTGTTAGAGATTATTGATATGGTGAAAAACTTTGATTTTAAGTCTCTTATTCCAGACTTTGGACTTAATATATTTGGTGGTGATGATAAAAAAGACGAATCACTTGAGTCCAAAATTAAAAAACGTGAAAAAGATTTAAAATCTCTCAGGGCAGATGCAGAGAATCAAGGTTTTTTTGAGACTGATGCTTCTCAAGCAAAAGCGGTAAAAGAATTTACTGAGGCACAAAAAGAACTTGAAAAAATGAAGGCGGAACTTGCGGCACAGAGAGCTGGTGGCGGAACTAATGTAAACGCATCAACAACTGTTAATGATGCAAGACAAAGCAAAACCACCAATGTAACTGGTGCGCCAATAGTTGACACATCTGCTGCGGGTGCGCTTGCCAATGCCTTTTAAAATAAAAGGGGGGAACGCAGTTCCCCCCTTTCTCTCCATTATAACTAGTCTTTTCAATCCGAGTCTTACTCAGCGATTAAGGACGGAACACCCGTTACTAGTATACCTTACTCGTTTGCCAGTTTCTCAAAGTACGACATTGCATCGTCCTCATCATCATCTGTTACTGACACAGTAGGCGTTTCGAAATCAGTCTCGGCGTTCTGAGCCCAATTAGCTGAAGGAGTATCAACCTTGGGTTCTGCAACTGGTGCATCTTCCATGACATCCTCTGCCTTACCAACTGTTACTGTACCGGCAAGAACTGCATCGAGCCGTGCCTTAAGTTCGTCATATGACTTGAATGCAGAAGGTGCAGTGAAGTCTGCGAGTGAATACTCTGTCTTCCACAGTGCCTCAATCTCCTCATCATTGTCGAACAACGCAGATGGTTCTGCAAACTCTGACTTGTCATAGTTCCAATATCCATCTACCTTGCGAAGCTTCAACTTGAAGTTCGCACCTTCCCAGAAGTCGAAGGGATTGACAGGACTTTCATCTTGGAATGCGGGTTGCATTGCCTCCATGATCTTGTCGAAGATTTTCTTACCATAACGGTAAAGGAAAACCTTACCCTCGTTCTGAGGATTTGCAGGGTCTTCTACAACATAGATGTTGGAGTAGTACTGCAACTTACGCTTCTGCTTTCGTGCAATCTCCTTATCAGACTCAACACCTGAGTTCCAGAGTTTAGAGTTGTACTCTGACACAGGGTCATTCTGACCCACAGTGGTGAGAGAGTTCTCAATGTACCACTGACCTGTTGGACCTTGGAACGCATGGTTCCAAACCTTTGCCCAAGGCATGTCTTCACCCTCTGGTGCGGGAAGGAAACGAATGACTGCATATCCGTTACCAGCTTTATCCATGACTGGCTTCCAGATACGTTCATCAACGTAAGACTTCTTTTCTTGAGGGGCAGACTCTTTCTGGGCAGCACCCAGCAGTGAGTCAAGACTGTTCTGTTTCTTCAATGCCGCAAGTGACATATCTTTCTCCTTATGTTAACGTATGTTTTCGTATGTTAAAGTATATTCAATTTATCACAAAGACTGTCTTTTGTCAAGTACTCTAGGTTATTAAATTTACCATTTTGATCCGTTAGAAAAAACTCTTCTTGACCAAAGCGGTCTACTGGATCAACCCAATAGAATTTAACATCCTTGTACTCTGTAAAAACAGTTTGCATCTGGTTAATCCAGTTGACTGAATTAAAACCTTTTGCATCACTTGACAGATAATTATCTGTCCCTTTATATACATTGTTCAATGGTTCGTCATATGCTGACAAATCAAATCCCAAGATATAAACTTCTTCTGCACCACTTTGACATGCAAGGTGAATAGCAGTATTTCCAGTTGACCATCCTACAGGAAAGTCAATGTTATTTATGTTGTCGTCCTCTTCGACATATGTGATCCAGACACCAACATCCTTCTCCATCTTGTTACGAAGGTCAACCATGTCAAGGTCTGGATTCATCTTCATGGCCACCTCAATCTTCTCTTGTAGTGTCACAGGGTCTTTACCTGAGATAACACAACGGTCTGTGCGATGAGGTGTCTTGTGAACAAATGACTCTGGAATGTCGTATCCCATGAACATCATGTCACCAACTTCAGATGGCAGAATAGACCAGTTTGTGAACCAACACTGTGTATCACGCCAGTAACCAGAGGTATAGATTTCCTGTTGCATAGCATAATCAACTGCAACGAGATTGTCAACCATAACGTCACGATAGATTGCATTGCATCCCCATGTGACAGCATCAACCCCATACTGTTTCTTACTGAACCACTTGCGTGACTCGCCATTACCAATGACCAATGATTTATTCATTCACAAAATCCTTTATCATGGGGAAGATGGGTGCAATCGCAACCGCACACTCTCTAGCAATCTCCATGTGTTCCTTCTGCGTTCCATGACCACTGCGAAGTTCAATATAGTGAACCCATGAACGAAGAGTTCCGTTCATATACATGCGTGACATGGTAAGACCTTCTGGTAGAACTGCACGAGCCTGTTCTTTGGCAATACCGTTCTTAATTGCCCATTGATAGGCATTCTTAGAATGATTGATTACGTTTTGTTGTAAATTGTCCCACACTTCCTGTAGTTTAGGATCATCAATCTCTACACTGTTCTGACGATTCTTTTCGTCCTGTAGACGAGCTTCTCTAGTAACAAACTTCAGTTCCTTAACAGGATCAGCATAACGCTGACTGAACTCTTGGAAACTGAAACTGCGATGACGCAAAATCTGTCTTGCGATATCCCGTGTTGTCTCAATCTCAAGACATGCGCTGACCATCTCT